ATGAGTAAGGCTGACATTGCGGAACTTAGAGAGCTGCTGCAGCTGCCAAAGAATGCATCCTTTGAAAAAATTAAGGCAGCCTACAGAAAGAAGGCTCTGATGTATCATCCTGACAAGGGAGGTGATGAAGAAAAAATGAAAAGGCTTAATTCATTAATGGAACAAGCTAAGACATATGATTTCTCGGCAGAGAACCGGGAGGAAGACCTCTACTGTGAGGAAAGCCTATCTTCAGAGGAAGAAGATGTGTCTCCCGGACCATCCCAGAGGGCCGAGGACACTGGCTATGGAAGTTTTAGTGCCAGCTTCAATGCCAGCTTCACTGATAGTGTAAGTGCTCTTGAATTTCAGCATGCCTGTACTAAAATAACAAAACTGCAGGACAAACTTCTGGCCTACTTTGCCTATGTGGATGGGCAGAGGAAGCAATGTCTTGCACAGCCTTATAGAGACCTAAAGCGGGCCTATCAAGGTGTACCATGGAACTTGTTCAATGAACACTCTCATTTTTAGGGCCCATCAGCTGAAGGTCCTGGGGGATATGCTGGCTCTGCATCACCTCCACCTACCCCCGGGAGTGGGTCCTTCAGTACACCGCCCAAGAGCCAACGTGAGATCTATCTCCCTGCAGATGTGGAATCTTGCCTGCTGGCTGCTAAGTCTGTTCAGAGCTGTCCAGAGGGCCATCTTGTTGTGACCACTCATCAGAAACTACAAGATCTTCAAGCAAGTCTATTGGACCATTTTGATAATACTGGCTATTTAACTGCTAAGTGGGAGGGGGGCTTCTCATTTATGCTAGTTTTATTAACTACTGGTACCAGAATAAGCACTGTGCATAATTTTTGCAAAAAACACTGTACCATTTCTCCATTGTGTGTAAGGGGTGTGAAAAAACATTGTTTGCAGAAGCTTGTGGATGTTATTACTAGAATGCCATGCTGTGAGGTTACTGCTAATTTATTAGAAAGGGAAGTTTGTGGTGAAAAGGGATTTAATTATGCTATGCTTAATGAGTTTGCATGTAAGAACAATATAAGTGATGCTTTGTTTCTTTTGGCACTGTATAAAAGACTAGCCACAGATCCTGACAATTGCTCAGATTGCAAAACCGAAAAGGAAAGTACTACCCTCAGACAACTGAAAAGGAAAAAACCTGCAGGCCATGTTGAGGCTCATAAATTGCACCACATTAATGCTAAGCTGTTCATTCAACTGAGAGAACAAAAACGGGCTTGTCAAGGAGCTGTTGACACAGTACTTGCTGAAAGAAGGTTCAAAACACTTACTATGACAAGGGAGGATCAGTTCAATGAAAGGATTGACACTGTGTTGGCAAGCATGAAAGACATGCTTGATTCTGTTCAAGATACCAATGAGCTCTGTTGTGCAATACAGATCTTAAACATCCTTATTAAGGACCCGCAGGCTATAGCTGACACTATTAGAACCCTTGTAAAGAACCCGCCAAAAAGGCGTTATTTTGTTTTTAGAGGCACGGTAAACACTGGAAAAACAACCGTTGCTGCAGCTATTTTAAACCTGCTGACTGGGGCTAGTTTAAATATTAATGGTAACCCCGAGAGACTGCAATTTGAGCTTGGTTGTGCAATAGACCAGATGATGGTGCTATTTGAGGACGTTAAAGGTCAGCCAGAGGAAGATTATGAGCCTTATCTTCCCAGGGGAATGGGCATGGCTAATTTAGACAACCTCCGTGACCATCTGGAGGGGGCAGTTCCTGTTAACCTTGAAAGGAAACACCAGAACAAAGTGTCCCAAATTTTCCCTCCTGGGATAATAACCATGAATCATTATAAAATTCCACTTACAGTAAGGGTCAGATGTCGGTCTATAATTGACTTTAGAAAGGATGATGTATTTAAAAAGGCTTTGGACGCCAACCCTGTGATTGTACAGAACAGATGGCTGACCAGGCCGGAAACCCTCCTGGGGCTTTTAATCCTGACGGAAACCGGCCTTGTAAAAAATCCTGGAAATCCCATAAATTCAGCAATAATAGAAACCTTGAAGTTTGAGTTTGATGAACGGTGGAGGTTTTACCATAAACTCTATAATGGTGAATCATGTTTTGAATGAATGGAATGTTTTCTGAAATAACACTCTATGTTAAAAATAACACACTCAAGGTTATGAAAACACACACTTTATTTGCAATAAAGGGCATACAGAGCTTTTGGTTTCAGAGTTCTGTTTCTTCTCTTAGCTTGTCATTTTGAGGAAGCACAGGGTGGTTTTGGCCGAAACGGTCTACTGTCCTGGTGAGGGTTGGATCTCCTGGGAGGGGCTCCACGCCTTGGTAAACTCTTACTTCCTCTACCTGACTGTCTTTACCCTGCATTGGCTGGCCTTCCATTCTGGGGATTATATTGTCAAAGAGAGAAGTAAGCAGGGAGCTGATGGGGTAGGGGTTTTTAACAACTCTTTTTCTTAATGTTACATTGAAATAACGGGGTAAACCTCTAAAATACTGTTTGTTATCCCAATAACCTGTAAAAAGACCACAGATATCTACAGCAGAAAGGTACAGTCCATCACCTTTACAGAGAGGGCCCACTCCATTTTCATCAAGAAGAATGGTAGTTACAGCATTACCTATGGGGAGAACAGGAGGGGTACTAGTTCCACCAGTATAGCTGCCAAAATATCTGGTGTTTTCATTTCTTGCAGGGTCAGGGCTCCAAGCTTCTACAGGGTAAAGTCCATCTTTGTCTAGACGGCCTTTTAATGTGGGATTTAGCACCTGTGCAGAGGCATCTTTTAATTTAGGAGCAATTAGTGGAGCAGGATAGGTTGTACTCCAATTTTGTACTAAGCCCTGAAGGTCTAACGGCTCTCCTCCAACAGCAAAGAAATGCAGGTTTAAACCTTCTATGGGAATGCCAGCACTAACATCCCATGATCTTTTCATGGCTGAATGCATGTTTGCCATGGAGGTTACTCCTACTATTTCTGTTTTACAGCTTACAGCCTCCCACATTAAGATAGTAGATTTAGTCATGTCTTCATTTAACTGGGGTAAGGGAATTCTGGCACAGCTATAGGTTGGCAGCTGATTTCTAGGTGGTAGGTCAGGATTTAACTGGTGAGCTACAGTAATATCTTCACTAAAGCCATAGTCTAAACCCATTCTAGGATTAAGGTAGGCCTCTATAGTAGTTACACTATCTGGACCTGACTTTACTTCTAGAACTTCTATGCCTCCTTTGATAAGGAGTCTTGGAACGGGGCTTGCTCCTGCTCCTCCGGTACGGGCCCGTTTTGGAGCCATGTTGTGATTCCTCTTTTTCCAGTAGCTCCACCTCAGCTTTCCAACCTGGATAGACTACGCCGTAGAGGCCTAGAATAAGAGGAAGCATCCAATCAGGACAATGTCTTTGATTTGCTCCACCAGGAGCTACTGAAGGGGCTACAGTGGCACCTGTAGGTTCATGGGTTTGTTTAGGATGTAATTTTCTAAGACCCTCAGGAAGTTCTTCTTCTTCAGCATCTGACCCTATAGCTAAAGCCCTCCCTCTTCTTGCATCAGGCCTTAATATAGGCAGTTCCATATAGTAGTCCTCAAGAAATCTATAACTCCTAATAGGGCCTTCTGTTATATACCAAGTAGCTCTTTCTGCTGCTCTAGCAGCTAAATCATAAAGATTACTGGAAGTAGTTTGAACTATGGCTCTAGTAGCCTCTCCTAATTGCCTTCTTCCTGTTTGAATTACATAGTCCCAAATATATCGGCCAATATTTTGGAAGATAGTTGGTCCCCACTCTAAAGGATTTATATAATAGAGAGCATCTACTAATTCAGAAGCACCAGGAAATAAGAAATCAACTTCTGGCCTCCATACAGCAACTGCCATGTTGTCCGGAAGTTGTCTCTTGCCCTGAAGAAAGTGATAAGCAGAAGCTCCAATAAGTGGCCCAGCAGTAGAGGCAGTAAAACCTGTGAGAGCTATTCCAATAGCTTCTTCTAAGGCCTGGGGAGCAGCAGCAATAATACCTGCTGTTTCTGGTGTAAGGCCTAGTTCAGCTAGAGCCTCAGCCTCAGTTAAGTTTTCTAAAGCTATAAGGGAACTTAACTGAGCTTCAAGAGCTCCCACAGCTTCACCAGAAAATATTGCTTGTGTAGTAAACCCTGTTGCAGTTATGGCCTCTCCAATACCCCCTAGGACAGCCAATAAAGCTCCCATACCTAGACTCTAGCTTCTGGAAGATCTATCCAGATCTCCGTTGACACGAGGTCTGGCAGCTCTCCTAGAGGATGAATCTGAAGATTTGGGTGCCTTGTAGGAGTGGTCACGGCCGTCGAACGTTGCCTGAATGGAAACAGGGTCCTGATTCAATTAGTCTGACATCAGCCACTCTTTGCAGTTGTCACAAATAATGGCACCTACTTTGAGGTTGAAGGTACACGTGCAGGATCCCTCGTAGCAAGGAGCAGGAGCATGCAGACCGTCAGGGGATGCAGGTTCAGGGGACAGGCTTGGAGGACTGACAGGGGGGGAGTCTAGGGTAGAGGATCCAAAGGATGCTCCAGTATCAGTAGTATCAGTATTGCTTACACCAGTTGCTCCAGAGTCCGCCGAAGCCTTCGGAGGAGTCTGAGGACCCTCTGGCCTAGCCCCATGGGCTCCCGCCGGCCTCTGAAAGTATAAACTGCCGTCAATATCCTGTGGTAACTTAGGTTACAGACTCACAGCAATTTACACTTACTTCTGTTTCCGGTTGGGAAATGGGTTTGGATTGAGATCCAGGAGTCTGGGGTCCAGAGGACCCGATATTTTCGGGCCTAGACCCCGATGTGGTAGGTGTGTTCCCGTCTGTTTCCATTGGTTCCATTGGCCTTCCGGGTTATTATGTTCAAATCCGGGCGGGAACCTGGAATGACCTTGCATTTAAGTGGCTTAACCCGGTAATTAGAGTTCGTCACTACCGGCCCTAAGGCGCGCGCGCGCTTCTAGTGGCGGGCATTTGAAATTTAAATAGCCCAATCAAGTGACACCTGGCATGATGCCAATCCAATTACATCAATGTTTCCAAATATGGGCTTCCACCTGAGTCACAGGCCTTCCTCCTTTTTGCTAGCCTGCTCTGGCAAGTTTTGCCAGCGTGAGAGAAAAAATATATAGAAACCACAAAAACCTCATCCAGATAAAG